TGGGAATATGGAACTGAACCTCTTTATGAATCCAAAAATCCTTAATAAATAAGGTAGAATTATAGTATTCGATGCCTCTAGAAAGGGTTAGTCAAGGGTTTAAAGACATTAGTATGACTTTTCAGATTAATCCCCTGAATAGTGACTTAATCGCACTCAAAAATGAAACTTCAATTGCACGTTCTATACGAAATATTGTATTTACTCTTCCTGGGGAAAAATTCTTTAACCCTATTTTTGGATCTAGAGTAAGTAGATTATTATTTGAAAATATTGATGAGATATCAGCATCAAATATTAGGGATGAAATTGCAACATCCATTGTAAATTTTGAACCAAGAGTAGAATTAAAAAATGTTGAAGTGTTTCCTGACTATGATAATAATTCATTCAATACAGTAATCATATACAATATAGTAGGGATCGACTCTCCTTCGCAAGAATTACAATTTATTTTGCAACCAACTAGATAAAATGCCACTAGTAAACTTTTCAAATCTTGATTTCGATCAGATAAAAACTACTCTTAAAGATTACTTAAAGTCTAACTCTAACTTCACTGATTATGACTTTGAAGGGTCTAACCTCTCTACAATTATTGATGTTCTGGCATACAACACCTATATTACCTCATATAATGCAAACATGGTTGCAAATGAAGTGTTTATTGATAGTGCAACGCTTAGGGAAAACGTTGTTGCACTTGCAAGAAATATTGGTTATGTTCCTAAATCAAAAAAAGCAGCAAGGGCATCTGTTAGTTTCTTTATTGACACTACAAATATTACACCTCCACCAGCTACGATTACTTTAAGGAAAGGTCCGGTCGCTACAACATCTGGAGCTTTTGGAAATCAATCCTTTGTTTTTTCAATTTTAGATGATATCACTGTTGCTGTTGTTAATGGAATCGCGTCTTTTGATGATCTTAAAATTTATGAAGGTAATTTATTAACATCAAACTTTGTTTATGATTTAAGAAATCCAAATCGTAGATTTATACTTCCAAATGCTGGTATTGATACTAGTTTAATTTCTGTTAAAATAAGATCGAACGAAACCTCAACATCTCAAGTTAATTATGTATTACAAGATAGTTTATTTGAAGTAAAATCAAATTCTAATGTTTATTATCTTCAAGAGATTGAAGATGAAAGGTACGAAATACTATTTGGTGATGGTATATTTGGAAAAAAATTAGAGGAAGGAAACTATATCACTGCAGACTACATCGTAACAAATGGAGATAGTGCGAATGGAATAAGTCAATTTACATTTGCGGGTAGACTCACCTATACTAGAAATTCTGTCGATTATACAGTTACCTCTGGTATTTCTTTACTTACAACTGGTTTAATCGCATCGGGTGGGGAGCAAATTGAATCTGTGGATTCAATTAAAAAGTTTGCACCTCGCATATACGCATCTCAAAATAGAGTCTTAACTGCAGAAGATTATGAAACTCTCATACCAGCAAGAATTTATCCAGAGACAGAATCAATTTCTGTTTTTGGTGGGGAGGAGACCATACCTCCACAATATGGAAAGGTTTTTATTAGCATTAAACCAAAAACTGGAGATTTTATCCCAAATTTAATTAAAGAAAATATTAAACTTAAACTCAAAAAGTATGCAGTTGCAGGAATTGTGCCAGAAATTCTTGATTTAAAATATCTTTATTTGGAAGTTAGTTCAAGAGTTTATTATAATACCAATTTGGCTTCCTCTCCAGAATATGTTTCCACGATTGTTCAAAATAATGCATCTCAATATTCAGAATCATCAGAACTAAACAAATATGGTGCGAGATTTAAATATAGTAAGTTTTTAAGAATTATTGATAATAGTCATGAGTCTGTGACTTCGAATATTACCACGGTTCAAATGAGAAGAGATATAAGAGTAACATTAAATACCTTTGCAGAATATCAAATTGGATTCGGAAATGAATTTCATATTAAGAACATGAGTGGTTATAATATTAAATCAAGTGCTTTTAGAATTGCTGGAATTCAACAAAATGTTTATCTGTCTGACATACCAGATACAAACAGAATAACTGGATCTCTCTTCTTTTTTACAGTTCCATCACCAAATTCCACAAGTCCAACAATCATAAGAAGAAATGTTGGAAAAATTGATTATAAAAAAGGGATCATAACTTTAAATCCAGTTAATGTTCAAGCAGGAAAAATAAAAGATGGTCAGACAATCATAGAAATTTCAACCTCTCCGCTTTCTAATGACGTTGTAGGATTACAGGACTTATATTTACAACTAGATATTAGTAATAGTATTTTTGATATGGTTGTAGATAACATTTCATCTGGACTAGATCCATCAGCATCAACTTACATATCATCTTCAAGTTATGCGAATGGTTTCCTCGTTCGTCCTGGGGGATTGGTTGAGTCATCTGCGGTTATAACTGGAACTGGAACTCCGACCACATCAACTACATCAACTACATCAACTACATCAGTTTCATCTGCGGCCGCTGGAACTTACTCAGCACCAACATCATCATCTGGTTCATCTGGTTCATCTGGTTCATCTGGTTCATCTGGTTCATCTGGTTCATATGGATACCCATAATTAAGAATAAAATATTAAAATGTCAGAAAAAAGAATTCAATTTAGCAATGTAGTTCAAAATCAACTTCCCTCTTATGTTAGGGAGGAGTTCCCTTTAATATCAGAATTTTTAAAACAATACTACATCTCTCAAGAATTTCAAGGAGCTCCAATTGATCTTCTCAATAATATCGATCAATATATTAAATTAAATGAAATTACAAACTTATCAGATAGTGTAATATTATCAAATGATCTGGAATTTGGAACTACAACAATTAACATTGATTTACTACAGTCTCCAAGTGGAACTAGAGGATTTCCAAACTCATATGGACTTTTAAAGATTAATGATGAAATTATTACATACACCGGAATTACGACCAGTAGTTTTACTGGGTGCATTAGGGGTTTTAGTGGTATAACCACTTATATTACTAATAATAAACCAGAGCAACTAACGTTTTCCTCCTCAAATTCTGCAGAACATCAGGGTAGTGACTATAATTCATCCAATGTATTGATCAGAAAAGGAGATGAAATAAAAAATCTAAGTATTTTATTTTTAAAAGAATTTTTAATTAAATTAAAAAAACAATTTCTGCCAGGATTAGAGAATAGAAAGTTAACAAATCAATTAAATCAAAATCTTTTTATAAAACAGTCTAAAGATTTTTACTCAACTAGAGGAACTGATAGATCTTTTGAAATTTTATTTAAATCACTGTATAATGAAGAGGTAAAGATTGTTAGACCTAGTGATTATCTTTTTACTCCTTCATCTGCAAATTATCAAGTTGTAAAAAATCTGGTTGTAGAAGCAATAGAAGGAGATCCTCTAAAACTAGAAAATAGTACGTTAAAACAAAATCAATACGGCAATTTATTTACAAAAGCATATGCACCAATAGGGAATATTTCAAAAAATGTCTCTGGGTTAGGACAAACTTACTATACTTTAAGTCTTGATGCTGGATATGATAGAGATTCAAGAGTTGATGGAGCAACCTATGGGGCATTCTCGATTCACCCAAAAACAAAACTAATCGGAACTATAAGTGCTGGCGCCACAAAAACTTATGGTGTAACAAATAATGGATCGGGCAACTATGTTTTTACTGGTGATGCTATCGGAAGTAATCCAACTCTCAGTGTGGTGGTGGGAGACATTTTAATATTCAATATAAATGCATCTGGACATCCGTTTAGAATAAAAACAATCAATTCCACAGGGACTAGTAATAATGTTACTACTGGGACTTTAACAAATAATGGAGCGCAAGTCGGAACCGTCTCATGGGATACTAATGGAGTAGCACCTGGCATATATTATTATGTCTGTCAGAATCATACCTCTATGCGAGGAGAAATTCTAGTGTCGTCTGGCCCAACAACACTGGATGTCGATTCTACTGTTGGATTTGGAAATACAGGAGAACTTTATGTTACCTTTAATGATAACACTAACGGAGTGGTCGCTTATACTTCAAAGTCACTGAATCAGTTTTATGGATGTTCTGGTATTACTAAAACAATTTTAGATAAGTCAAGTATTGGGATAAACACATACGCATATGGCGAGTATTTTTCATATGAAAATGTAGGAACATATTCTACGGTTAAAACTAAAAATATAGTAAAACTTAGAATTAACTCTGTTATACAAGATCTACAGATACCAACAGAAAGTTATTATTATGATTCAGATGATACTATTTTAATTAAAACTTTAGGGTCAAGATCAAGAGATTTTTTATCTAAAAATTGGTTCTATAATGTAGCATCAAAATACGAAGTGAGTAGTATAAGTTTGTTTGATGCTTCAGATAACACATATAGAATAAATTTAAAGACTAATCATTATTTAAAAATAGGTGATGAAATTTTCATCACCGGCACAGATTTGATTGATAAAAATTCAACTATAACAGATATTTTATCAGATAAATCAATTTTAATTAAAGGTCAAGGACTTTTATCTACAAATATTAGATATACAATTAAGAGAAAAATTTTAAAAGTAAAATCAAATACTTTCGCTGCATCTAATTTCTCAACAAACGTTCAAAATGTTTATCTAAATCAATCTGAAACATCTGATACAAAACCAGATAAAATTTTAATATCCTCCCCATCAATACCATCTTACCTCGGGCAACCGATTAATACAAAAGATAGATCTGTTCCTGTTAACGGAGATTTTTCTGGAGAGTCTCTAACAATCCCAAATCATGGTTTTTATACAGG